ATGGCAACGATTACGAAAAGAGAAACCGCAGCCGGTAAGGCTAAGTATAAGGCGGATATACGAATAAAAAAGGCAGGCCGGATTATACACAGGGAGTCACGCACGTTCGATAGAAAGAAGTTGGCAGAAGAGTGGGCAAACAAGCGTGAGCTTGAACTGCAGGACCAAAGCGGCCTGGAAAAAGTGCGCCATGCGGGCACCTTGATCGGCGATGTGATAGAGCAGTATGAGGGGCTATTTGAGCCTGCTGAGGGCTGGGGGCGCAGCAAAGGTTATGACCTGGCTCGGCTGAAAACATATAAGCTGGCAGAGATTCCGGCGGTTGTTGTTACGTCTCAGGATTTGATTGAGCACGTTCGGTGGCGGATATCTGGTGGTGTCTCTCCAGCCACGGTGAATAACGATCTGATCTGGCTCGGGGTGATCTTTAAAGCAATGAGGGTGGCCAGAGGTATTCCATTGGATCTGGGTGTAATTGAGGATGCGCGGATGATCTGTCGTCAGCATAAACTGATTGCCCGGTCAAATCAGAGAGAGCGGCGGCCAACGCCTACCGAGCTTTGGAAGTTGAGCCGGTATTTCTGGCGTAAGCAGTACCGGGATCGGCGTAACAAGATCCCAATGTTAGATATTATGTGGTTTCAGATTTACAGTGCCCGGCGGGATGCTGAGACCTGTCGTTTGCGGTGGGATGATAATAATAACGAGCGGCAAACGGGCATGGTGAGGGATGCCAAGCATCCGATGTTTAAGAAGGGGAATCACAAACGGTTTAAGTACACGCCGTCAGCGTGGAAGATTATTCAGAAGCAACCGAAAGACGGGGAGTATATTTTTCCTTACGATCCTAAGTCTGTCTCTACTTCTTGGAGGCGGGCTTGTACTGTGTTGGGAATTGAGGATCTGCATTTTCATGATCTGCGGCACGAAGCAACGAGTCGATTGTTTGAGGCGGGTTATGGTATTGAACAGGTGCAGCTATTTACACTGCATGAGGATTGGAAAACGCTGAAGCGGTACACGCATTTGAAGCCAGAAGACCTGGCGTAGCAATGCTACGCCACATGTTGTCGGTTCATTTGCTCCCACTCTCTGCGTGCTTGTTCTTTTCTTTCGTCTAAATATTTGGCTAGATCGGCTGCGCTGACTAGCCAAGGGCTTTTATTGGTGCCTGCTTTGTATGCAGGCACAGGCAGTTGCTGGTTGTTGGCTCGGTTTTTCGCGACAGAAAAGCTAATGCTGAAGTATTTTGTGCAGATGCTTTCTAATGGGATTTCTGCGGTTTCGTATTCTGCTAATAATCCAAAATATGTCGAGGCCATCACTCTTTCTCCTTCTCTGGTTTTGGTAGATGTTCGCTCATTAGCTGGGCAATGTACGTCATGCCGTCGTTGGTCACTTTTGTGAGCTGCGTGGGAATCATTCGCTCACCGCGCATGTAGTGGCTATCTACGCGGGCAAAGAATTTGTTTATTTGGCACAGATGATAGGGCGGGACAGTGCCTTGAAACTCGCTGTGCTTGCGTAGGAATTTATAGAGGCCGTTGCGGCCTCCTGGGAACTTCAGCTCTTTTGCAGCATCTTCAATGCTCATCAAAGCCATGCGGTGGTCTCCTGCGTTATTGTGTGAGCCTGCTGAGTGTTGCTGCTGTCTGCTCGGCTTTTCTTCTGTCTCTGGTTACTATGCAGCCGGGTAGTATCCATTCCGGTCGGTTGTTCTCGCCCAATCGCGCGATGATTTCAATATTGCCCTTGGTGATGCTGTGATCTCTTGCTAGTTGTTGTTGTCGCTGACTGCGCTTCTCGCACAGTCTGCTGCAGAATTTAAGTTGGCCGTGGGTGAGAATTGTTCTGCAGTTAAGGCAGAGTCGTGTGGTCATTGGTTTTTGCTCCGGTTAATCAGTATCGGTAGTAGTAATTTTTTACTGTCCACTCTCGAATATCGTAGTGATCGATGGGGGTGTGGTCGCGGATCGTGTGCCATGTGTGCTGCTGCTTTGCTTGGTTGTATCTGTGTCGGGCGGCGACTTCGTATCCGTCTTTCAGCGTGACCAAGGCGTAAAACTCTTGGGTTGTGCCGGGCGTGTTGTCGTGGTTTTTGACGGGGGTGTCTGCTCCCATGATTTTTCCTGAGCCGTCGCGAAACCAGAACAGTAGATGACCGTCGGTTGGGTCTGCGCAGAATTCGAGATCGGGCAGGTCTTTGATGAGTGCCAGGCTGCTGGTTCGGAAAGGCCTGCTGAAACCTTCTGGGGTGTAGTAGATCGAATCTGATATACCGCTTGTTGTTCCGTTGCAGCTGGCACATGGGGTTTCATATATCCAGTTGCCAGAGGTGAATGTGACCGAGCCGTCTTTGCAGTCCGGGCATTTCTCGGGTATATGGAGTGCTGTTGTGACTGCAAACGAGCTGTGTTCGTCGGGCAGTAGCTTTACTATTGTCTCGACGGGTGGCTGATGTTCTTTGTTTCGCTCTGGTACGCCATCAATCCGCTGGGTTCTGATGATGATGTTGCTGTTCGTGGCGTAGGTATAATCGCCGTGGCTGAACGGTAGTTTGAAATTCCGTATCGAGTGCAGTCTGTTGTCACAGAACGGCGTGATTAGGTCGTATAGCGCGTGTTGCTCGGCGGGTACGTTGTCTTTAAGTTGTTCGCGTTCGCAGGCGGCGGAGCAGATGACTTCTTTGCCGATAACACGGGATGGTTCGCCGCATACAATGCAGTGGCAGGCGTCGGGGCCGTGGTGGTTGAAGTATTTTTGAGCGTCATTGTGATAAGGCTCATCTTCATCTGGGATCAGGCCGGGACCGCTTAAGGTGTTGAAGATCCACTTCATGCCCTCGGCGGCGCTATTTTCCTGGGCATCGATACAGGCCGCTTGCATCGCGACCATATTTTTATCGTATAGCCATGCCAGCATATCGCGTTCGTTCAGGTACTCATCAATATTTTGAGTGGCTTTAAGCAGGTTTGCTTTTTCGGTGTGGCTGATCGCGCTGGAGTTTGTCAGGTTTTTAATGAATGCGTTGATTTCGCTCAGGGTTTTCATTGGGTGTCTTCCTTTTCTATGTGTTCTTCTGGTACTGCAAAAATGGCTGTCGGGCCTGTGTTTTCATCGTTGTAGAGGGCGACCAAAAAGCCGTTTGGATGGGTGGATTTTGGGTGCCAATTGTGTATCGCGGCAAATGACTCGGCTGGAGTGCCATCTATGTATTGGTTCCAGTGGGGTGGTATTGCGTCTTCTTCAAATAGTATTGTTTCGCCTGTCAGTTCGCCTTCCGATGCCTCTATGATGAGTTCGGCGATAGAGGTGGTTTCGGTGTAGCTGGCCTGTATCGTGGGGTGTATCCAGTAGCCGCTAATGCTGCGAGCTGGTTCTAAGGGGGCGAGCACTCGGTTGTTGATGCATGATTGTTGTGTTTCTCGTGAGGATTCGTGGGTTGGTAGTTCGCTGTCGCAAGCTGGGCATGGGTTGAGTGTGGTCATTAGTTTGGTCTCCTTGGTTTTTATCTTGCTTGTTCTAAAAGGGCTGTCTGTTTGGTTTGATTGCTGGCTGCGATATGCAGTGTTGCTGATAGCCCATCGTGCATTCCTTTTTGCTCAAGCCCAATATGCTGCTGAGGAATCTTGCGCTTTAGTGTCTTGGCTGTGGGCAGGTCTTGCTTGTCTAGTATTGATCTGGCTCCTGGGTGTGTTTCTTTTTTGGGGAAAATGTCGCTTATTTTGTCGCATACAGATACTGTCCAGCCGACTAGGAGTGTGTCTATTTCAGCTGTGTTGAATCCAATTTTTGCATGCTTTTTCCGGTAATCCTTGATTTGGTCTTGTAGTACGTCCCATGTGTACGCTGCAATTTCTGATTCGGCCTGAGGGGCGAGGAATGTCGGATGGGTTTGGTATTTGCCAGTAGGTGTGGCGCTGTGGTGAAGAATGACTTCGCAACCGGAGATTTCTTTTAGTTTGCTGATTATCCAGTTTTCGTAGTCTTTGAGCTTTTTGCGTGGGATGTGCTTGCCTTTGGTTTCAATGATCTCTAGTTCGTTCTCTGACGTGTTGTGCTTGGCCATCAGTGCTTTTGCTTGTGCCTTGGCGCGTTCGGCTTCATGAGGGTTGTCTGATCCTGCAAGTCGTAGCAGTTTTTGGATCTTTGATCTGATGCGGTCTGGGTTGCTCATTTGTCTATCCTTACGTCGGTGCGGCTTTGATTGCCTGGTTGTCTATTTGCGATTCCGGCGTGAATGGTGTTCCGTTGATTTCTTCCCATTCTTTTTTTGCGGAATCGAAAATGTATTCGCTAAATGTCCGGCTTTTCTTTGCCTGTGCCTGTGCCCTAGCTTCTGATCTGTGGGCAGGCTCTGCAGCTGCAGCGACTGAGATGGTCAGCGCTAATTCGATCAGTACCGCTATTGCGATATAAGTAGCGGTCATTACCGTGTTTGCATCCAGTTCTGTGCGGCTGGCGATGCGGGTAAATAATTCCGTGGCTGCAGTGTTGGACTGAGGTTTGATGCTGCTCAGCTCCTGCTGCAGTTGGTTGATCTGGTTCTGTATCGCTGGGATCTTGTTCAGTGTCGCAATGGATCGGCTGCGGTAGCCGTTATCAGCATCGATGGCGGCGGTCTGCTGCAGTTGTTTGATGAGCTGCTGTTGCTGCCCTATCTGGCTGATGATTAGCTGATATTCTGTGCTGCTTGTGACAGCCTGTTGCTGTTGATGGCTCGTGTCACCAATCAGAGCGCCGGTACTCGCTGCAATGCTCAGGCTTGTTAAAAGCCCGAAAGTAGCAAAGTGGATGCCGCTGCTCAGTTTGTTCTCTGACCAGAGCGCAATTGCTCTGGGGAGTGATGCGTATTGCACTAGGGCCAAGGCCACCGCTACCGCCGTGTAAGCCACTGCGGTGGCGGTGTCGTCGGCTAGCTGCAGCAGCAAGCGAGTGCTGAAAAAGCAGCTGGCGATAAAGAGTATCGCGGCGGTGATGGTCCATAAGTAGCGCATGGCTCAGTCCTAAAGGTGGTTAAGTAGATCGGCGATTTGCTCTGTGGCTTTTGCACTGTTGCAGTCTGCAATGTTGCGGCAGTAGGCGTGTTCGTATTTCTCGGCGTGTGTGTCTGCAAGAGGATCGACGCCGTTAAGCTCGTGGTCTGCTCGGGCTGCACCACACTGGCTGCAGCGTGATTGTGGTTTGTCCATGCTGATGATTCCTAAAAAAGCCCCGCTACGACTTAGGGAGGGTGATAGCGGGGCAAGTGGTTGATTGTATGTATGTGTAATAGTTTTCTGTCTTGCTTCTTGATAGCGTGACTGTTTTTCTATCAAGGAGTGTTTTATGACAGAGGATGAGTTTGCGCTCTTGCTTGGTGCTGTTTTGATGGTGGTTTTTCTTGTATTTAAGAAGATCCGTGAAAATGCACGTATAAGAGCAGCTGCAAGGCGGCGAGAGGAAGAGGCATTAAGGGCGAGCGCCCTTACGCTTGATGAGTTGCGCAAGGTTTCTTTTGTCTATCAAGATGCCGGTGGTTCTATATCTGAGCGAGAAGTTAGCATTGATTCCGTGAGCAGTGATTGCTTTACAGGGCATTGTTATCTCAGGGGTGAGGTTAGAACTTTTCGCTTTGACCGCATTGTGAATGAAGAGGTTTTAATTCTTGGTACAGGCGAAATTATGAGTTCGTACGCCTGGGAGTATCGCTTGATAAGTAAGTTTTATTAATCTGCCTCCTTATAAAAAACGCCACACCTGTTTAAACGGGTGTGGCGTTTTTTTTGGTTAGTGAGTTTCAGAGAATGCGACAATTAGATTCTCAATTGCGGCGCGTTGCTGCTTGTTGATCTGTAATCCAGTCTTGCCAGTCAGTAGCCAGTCAATTGGTATTTCTAATAGTTCGCATAGCTCAATTAGTTTGCTGATCGTATTCGGTTCAGCGCCTCCGGGTCGCTCCCAAGCTCTATACGTCGGTGTAGAGACGTTGAGCTGTCGGGCTATCTCTTTCTGCGTTAAACCTTTTTTGCGTCTCGCATCCTTGAGTCGGGCTGCCTGTGGTGGGGTCATAGGCTGTCGCTCCGGTAAAGATGAGTTTAAATATCATCTAACTAAGCATTAGCTGTGCCATTTGCAAAGTGCAAACTTTATGCGCGTTGTATGTGCTTAATCGAATCGTGACGCACATCCATGTGGATGTTTTACGGATCAGTCTGTTTTTGAGTTCAATTGTTAAAGAGCGTCTTAGCTTTAAATAACTAAGTGTTATTTATAATAATAACTCTCTGTTAATTTTTTCAAGAGAATTTTTCAAAAAATATTTTTCAGGCTTGTGATTGGTGGTGGCCTTTAGGTTTATAGCGACCTTGTTTGTCTGCTTTACAAGATTTAAGAGGAATGGGGTGTGTGGGTTGCGTGTTGCTGATGGTGTTCTGGAGCGGTGTTTCACGGAGTGCTGTGCGGGATGGTACTTTGGGTGGGGAAGTGATGCTTTGTCTGTAGGTGTATTTACTTTGCTGTTTTTTGTGTTGTAGCGTGATTTGCCTATCCCCCCACGATAGTTTGCTAGGTAAGGAAGAATGTTTTTTGTTGAGGTGTTTGATGGACGAGTTAGCGGTAGAGTTGTTAAAGGCGTGGGTTGATATTCAAGATATTAGCGACCCTGTAGGTCGTGTTGTTGCGTTATCTGAGTGGCAGGATCGCGTGTATTATTGGGCGGAGTGTTTAGAAACAGGCCATTCTGAGGGCTGCTTTGATAGTGGCGGCTGATGATTCTTCTTGTTCGGTTTTTTCGGTTTCAATGACCGCGACTATAACTCTGGCGCGTTGTTCTGGTGTCAGTGTTATTTGATTGTCCTGGGTGATTTGCTCGACTTTAGTGATTATGCGTGTTAAGCGCTCCATTTCTTGAGTCGAGCTTGTTTGTGTTTCTGCTAAGTATAGCGCGGCTGATTCAGAGATCAGTCCGTGCGCTTCTGCGTCTTGATAGAAGTAGGATATTGGCTTTTTTAGTGTTTTAGCTATCTTTGCTAGGTCTTCTGCGGATATCTTTCTCTTGTTGTTCTCGTAATAGCCGATGCGAACCTGAGGGGTTCCGCCGTCCCAGCCACAGGCTATCCCTAACTCTTCTTGGGTTAGTCCGGCTTCTTTTCTTGCTTGTTTTATAAACTTTCCGATATCCATTTCTAAGTTATAACACGTTGTTTGGTGTTTTATTTAAAGCTTAACGCTTTGCATAAAAATAACTCTGTGGTATGTTTTGATTATGAATAAACCAAAAAACAACATTTTGATGGTCAGGAAGCGGTTAAAGCTTGGTCAGGGCGAGCTTGGTCAAGCTTTTGATCCTCCGCTGACCCAGGTTGCGGTTTCGTACCACGAGCGTGGAAAGCGTGTACCTGATGTGTATCAGGCGCTTCGCTATTCCCAGGTTCTTGGTTGCTCTGTTGAAGAGTTGTTTCCGATTCTGCCATTAGAGACTGGGCAGTAACACGTAGAAAAAAAGGAGTTTGACACATGGGTGGTCACACAAAACACGATGGCGGGACGCTGACGGTTACACAGGCGTGTTATCACGCTGTTTATGAATACCCCGGCGGGATTGCGGCGGTTGCGAGCTATTTTGCATGGAACCCTCGGACCCTGGCTAACAAGCTGAACAGCAACATGGCGACGCATGTTCTGACAGGTGAAGAGGCAGCGGCGATTTTCTCTCTGACGAAAGATGAGCGGATCGCGGCGGCGATGCTGCGACCGGCGGGTGCCATTTGGCATTTTATGTATGAGGTGCAGGGCCGGGGTGATCTGGATGTTTTGCGTCGCGGGGCAGCTGCTATGGATGCGGCTAACGGGGCGGTACAGGAGCTGGTTACATCGTTGGAAGATGGTGAGATTGATCAGCGTGAAGCCCGTCGTATTGATGCGGCGGTTTATGAGGCGCAAAGGCAGTTGCATCTGATTGGAAGGCTGGCGGCGCATTATCAAGGTGAGGTTGCGGTATGAGTAATAAGGATTGGCCGGTAACAGATCCGGTGGCGGATAAGCCGTTTTTTGTTTGTGATCCGGCGGGTGATACTGAGTTTTTCGCGACTCGGGCTGAGCGTGATGCGGCAGCCGAAGAGGTGGTAGAGACCTACATGGATGAGTTCTGGGATGAGGAAGTGACCAATGTGTTCGTTGGTTTTGTGACTGGCGTTTCTCGGGAGGCTAATCGTAAGGATCGCCCTGATGATCTGGATGAGGATGGAATTGATTCTGATGGTGAGCAGTGGCACCCGGACCGGGATTTTAAGTGTGACTACAAGGTGCAGCCGCTAAAGGGCGATAAGCCGCCGTCGCCGTGTCAGTTGTTGGCTCAGGCTGCTGAGCTGGTGATGCTGGCCGGGCAGGCGATGGAGGGCGGTGAATATTCTGAGTCTGAGTTGAATTCGGAGCAGTTTCTGGTGTTGCGGCATGGGATTGCGAAGGCGGCACGGGATTTAAATCAGCTGCACTCAAGTGCGGGCTGGGTTGAGTTTGGTGGTAAGGAGGATGGAGGTGGTTAAGTGGAATATTGTCTCTGTCAGCGGCGGAAAAGATTCGACTGCGACAGTGTTGCTTGCTCAGGCTTTGGAGGCTGAAAACCTAGCGCTAGTCTTTGCTGATACAGGGCATGAGCACCCATTGGTCTATGACTATCTGGTGTATCTGTCCGATGCAGTGGGCTTGCCAATACAGACGGTGAAGGCTGATTTCTCATTTCAGATTGAGCGTAAGCGGCGCAAGTTGGAATCCGGTGATTTGCCTGGTTGGACGGATGCAGCTCGGGATCGGGCGTTGGCGGTATTGAAGCCGACGGGGAATCCGTTTCTTGATCTGTGTATGTGGAAGGGGCGCTTCCCATCTGCTAAGGCTCGTTTCTGTACTGATTTTTTAAAGCGTGATCCGATTATTGAGCAGGTGTTTCTCCCGGCCTTGGATGCGGGTGATGTTGTTTGGAGTTGGCAGGGGGTCCGGCGGGATGAGTCGCCAGCACGACGCTATGCACCTGAATTTGAAGAGGTTGGGGGTGGGTTATTTAACTATCGACCAATCGCGCGCTGGTCTGCTGAGTCTGTGTTTGAGGCTCATCGCGTTATGGGAATAGAGCCTAATCCGCTCTACAAGATGGGTATGAGTCGTGTGGGTTGTATGCCATGCGTCAACTGCAACAAAGATGAGTTGCAGAATATCGCGCTCAGAATGCCAGAAGAGGTTGAGCGTGTTATGGAATGGGAGCGGTTGGTTAGCGATGCGGCCCGTCGCGCATCTGCAACATTTTTCCCTGTTGTGACTGATCCTATGATTTCCTCTGATGCTGATGTGAGCTATGAGCGGCACGGGATCGGGCGAATGGTGGAATGGTCGAAAACGTCGCGCGGTGGTCGTCAGTTTGATCTGCTGGCAGCGTCGGCTGATCCGGCTGCGTGTAGCAGTTCTTATGGATTGTGTGATGCTGGTTAGCGTCTGCCTGACCGGGTTGCTAGGTCTCTATTCCGGCCCTTAGCGGCCCGTTTTTTTCTTTTTTACATTTTCTTTTGTTTTTACTGTGCCGTTCAGGCCGCAGGGGCATTTTGCGCCTGGAGGGAGGGGTTTATGAGTTTGATTTGGATGGTAAAGGCGCTTAGCTGCAAGGTTAAGAATCCTAGCCGTAAGCTCGTGCTGATTAAGTTGTCAGACAATGCGAATGATAGTGGCGTGTGCTGGCCTAGTATCCAGCATATCGCTGATCAGTGTGAGATGAGTACCCGGACAGTGCGCAGGCATTTGAAGGATCTGGAAGAGGCTGGTTTCGTCCAGATTGAGGAGCGAAAGCGCAATAATTTTGTGAATCAAAGCAACCTCTACACGCTGAAATTCACCGAGGGTCAGGAGTTTTCGTCAGGCTCTGATTCAGATGGTGGTGATAAGCAGGCGCAAACCCCAGAGGCCAGTGATAGAGAGGGTGACAATCTGACACCCCCATTTCAAGAGGGTGACAATCTGTCAGGGGAGGGTGACACAGTGTCAGGGGGGGAGGGTGACACAGTGTCACCCAGAACCTGTCACTCTTTTGAACCTGTCAGTGAACCCAGCAGCACTCGTGCGTGTGCGCGCGAAGATGATTTTCCAGATCCGGGGGGGGATACCCGGCCACGATTTGTGATGTTTGCAGACTGGGAAGTGCAGGAAAGCTTTCTGCAGAGTTGCCAGATTCGTGGATTGCTGCTGGAGAAACTTGATCCTCACATCCTGAGCGATGAAGTCAGAGATTTCGTCTGCTACTGGATGGCCCGACCAGAAACGGTTCTTACCCAGAGCCTGTGGGAAAACAAACTGGCTCAGCATCTGCAGCGCGGCATACGTCGTGGTGTGTTTAACACGGATAACACGGAGTTCGGTTATGCAAAACAATCAAGACATTCTGAGAAACCTAAATCAGCGGCCCAGCTCCATGCCGAAAGTTGCGCAGGAGCATGGGACTACTACGCCGATCAGGCCGCCTGCGGATCGCACGGGCCGTATGACGGTCAGGGATGGTCTTGCCAGGATGATGCCTCAGCAGGAGGCGGCGAACTCATTACCGGCCAGTTCACCTCAGGGTCGGTGCAATACGGTCAGAACGGCGAATTTTCCTCAGGCCATGACACCTCCCCGGCAGGATACGAGCAGTATTACCCGGCAGGCTCCGAGGCGAATTGATGCGTTTTTTCTGCGGATGCAGGGGATTTACAGGCATCTCTGGACCAGTAGTTGGCCGGTGCCAGAGGCGCTTCAGGTGGCTAAAAACGAGTGGGATAACGCTCTGTCTCAGTTCACAGATGAGGAGCTGGACTCAGGTATCGAGCGTTGCAAGACCCGGTACGATAAGCCACCCAGTCTGACAGAGTTTCTGAAGTGCTGTCGGCCTGATCCGGCTGAGTTTGGTCTGCCGGATGTTGAGTTTGCTTACCGTGAGGCGTGTCGGGCGGCTCATGCTCCGGGGGCTGCGAGGTGGTCTCATGGGGTGGTTTATCACGCGGGGCGTGAGGTGGGTTGGTTCGATATGCATCAGTCGGCTAACGGTGCGGAACGGCGGTTTGCGAAGGTTTATCAGGGGCTGTGCCAGCGGGCTATGGCGGGGGAACAGTTTGAGCTGCCGCGCTGTGATGGTCGGTCACTGACTCAGCACAGAAACGGGCAGGAGGTGCGAACGGTTCAGCAAAAACAAACCGCTCAGCATTGGCTGGGCCAAATGAAACAGGCGTTAGGAGGTTGAGATGGGAGTAAGGGAGGATCTGGATGATCTTGATTTAGCGGAAGTGGTTAAGCCTAAGCGGGTTGGTCCTAAGCGGGCTGGGTTGATCCCTGTTATCGACCGCCGCTTGCAAATTTGGGGGGAATGGCGGTTAGCAAACGACGGTCAGTGGTCAACAGAGGCGGCGGGTAGCAGCATGTTGGGTAAGCTGATCGACGGTGGTGGTCAGCTGTCACGTACTACAAATCCAAGCGCAGGCAGTATGCCGGATGATGTTTTTGATACGGATCAGGCGGTATCAAAGTTGCCGGTCAAGCTGCAGATGGCGGTTGAGGTGCAGTACATGTGCTTAGATTTAACACGAGATGAGAAGGCTGAAAAGTGTGGGTGTAAGCATAGAGCGTTTCACTACCGTCTTGGTGATGCTCATAAAAAAATATTAATGTTATTGAGATCGCCGCGTGGCGGGGCTCAGGGAGGTTTTTAGAGGTATTTTTGAGTATGTGTGTCAAAAAAGTGTTTGACACATTGTGCACTGGGTCGTTAGAGTTCAGGCATCGTCGTATTCGTGCGACCAAATAAAACCCGAGGTTAACCGCCTCGGGTTTTTTTATGCCTGAAATTCGGCGGTGATCTACTCATGGGGTTTAACCCGGTCAGCAATGGCCGGGTTTTTTTATGTCTGAATTTTGGGAGTGTTGAATGGCGGCGGAAGCAACAGGTGGTGGCGTTAGTGGTTTTGAGCGTCATGTGCAAACTGGTTTGGCAGTGATCATTGTGGCGGTGCTGGGCTGGGGTGCCAATAAGGCGTCTGAGGGTCTTGAGACGCTGGTTCGTTTTGATGAGCGTCTGAAGACGATTGAGTCAAAGCTGGATCGGCTGGAGAGAGCGGACGTGATGGGCAAGGTTAGTGCGCTGGAGTATCGGGTTGGTGCTCTGGAGCGGCAAGCGGGGATGAGCAATGCAAGAGCAAACTGAGTACAAGCCTGGCGGTGGTGAGCTGCGGGTCGTACCTGATCATGCGTTAGATATGGACTGGGATGATATCAAATGGTTTGAGCCTGATGAATTTCCTGAGGGATCGCTGGAGAATCTCGAAGCTAAGCTGATTTATTTTCTGGATGGCTATCGGGATCTGTTAGGTGAGCGAGTGATTCCGTCACCGCTTCCGGGGGGTTGGTATCGTTTCGATGGCAGTATGACCAGTCGTCACTATGCAGTGCAGCGGCTGAGTGATGCGGGCGATGTGTTCCCGCAATGTGATATCCGCAAAGCTTTGCTGGTGGCTATGGGTTGCCCTTGGTGGGGCGGTATCGGTGTTTATCTGGATACCATTGGCCCGAGCGGTAAGCCTGAGCCGATGTTGCATCTGGATCTGCGGCCTGGTCGCGTGATGTGGATGCGGGTGAAGGAAAACGGCAAGGAGCGCTATATCTATCCGTTGCGCTCTAAGCAGGAAATGCAGGATTACATGCGTTATTTGACTGAGTGGGGTGAGGATGATGGTTAAGGCGTTGGTTGTTCGTGGTTTGATCTTTTTAGGTCGTGTTCTGTTGCGGGCCGCGATGGATAAGCAGCTGAGAACGGCTGTGGTGAATGCGGTTCAGACTGCTGAAAAGTCTGATCTGAAAGGCAGTGCAAAGATGGCAAAGGCGCTGGAGTTGGTTAAGCAGACGGGTGGTAAGGCGCTGGTTCGTGAAACTGAGTCAACTCTGCGCACAAAGCTGGAACAGGCTATTGATCATTTGGGTCTGTAGGGCTCCGTAAACGAGTCAGGCGTTATCCTGGCATTGGGCATACTGGCAGTCAGCACTAAGATGAATTTGAATCGCAGTGCCAGTCACTGCCCTTTTCTTTTTTGATTCGGCTTTCTGGCCGGATCGGCTGTAACCCTCTGAAAACAGCGGGTCCTTCTGGCGGCTTTTGGTAATACGGGGTCGTAGAGTCGCGGAGTTTTCGTAGATGGGGGAGATCCTATACCTTCCTTCCTTTTTCAATTGGATCAATAAGTTAGCTGATTTTTACTTTGTGATGGGTGATTTATGGATGTGAATAAAAAGCAACTGGCTGAGATATTCGGCATCTCAGAGCGCACCTTTACTGAGTATCAGCGGCACCCGAATTTTCCGATTAAGGATGATGCTGGTCGGGGAAAAACGAACACCTATGACACCGTTGCGGTGTTTAAGTGGTTGGTTCGGAAAGAGGCGGGTAAGAACACTGAAACCGCAAAAGAGCGATTAGACAGTATTCGGGCCAACCGTGAAGAGTTGGCGTATGCCAAAGATCTGGAAGAACTGGTGCCCGCCGATCTGGTGGAAGAACGGCTGACCAATGTCGTGATCGCGATTCGCTCTGATCTACTGAACGGTAACGCTCAGCTGAAAGCCGAACTGGATACCGAATACGATACAGATATAGACGTGGATATTCTGCATGACCACTCTCGACAAATCCTCGAAGGTTTATCTGAAATTAGTCTCGAATCTGAATCGGGTGCTGGAACGGGCGCTGAAGAAGTTTGCACCGCCACCGAAGATGAGCAGTGTGGAATGGGCGAATAAATATCGCTTTATGGCACCGGAACAGACCGCCCGCCCCGGTAAATACAAAGATGCCCCGACACCTTGGATTAAATACATGCTGGCGGCGATGGACGATCCGAAGGTTCGCAAGATTATCTGCCTTAAATCAGCGCAGGCCGCCTGGACTGATGGAGCGTGGAACAACTACCTGTTTAAGCGGACGCATCTGGAGCCCTGCCCGGTGGTATTGCTGTTCCCGAAAGAGAAAACAATTCGCAAGTACCGCGACCAGAAATATGACCCGTCGATCCGGGCCACGCCGGTACTGAGAGAGCTGGTGGATGTCTCGACCAGCAAATCCAGTGGCAACCGGCTGGACTTTATTCGTTTTCCCGGAGGCTTTCTGGCACTGGCCGCGTCCAATGCACCGGACAATATCAAATCTCTGTCAGCCCCTGTGGTAGCAGTGGAAGAACCCGACGACTGTTCCAGTGATGTAAAAGGTCAGGGGGATTCGGTGGCCCTGCTGGAACAGCGGGCTAAAAGCTTCCCAAACCGGAAAGTGATTTTTGGTGGCACCCCCACAATTAAAGGCCATAGCCGTATCGCAGAAGAGTACCGGCACTCTAACCAGACTGAGTTTCTGGTGCCCTGTCACCATTGTGGTAAATCCCATGTACTGAAATGGGAATACGTCGCCTGTGATATTCAGCCTGGCAGGAATCACGAAATTTACGGGGATTACCTGCCCGACACTGCCTATTATCTGGCGCCCTGTTGCGGAAAGCCCTGGAGCGATAAAGACAAAAACCGCAACGTCAAAAAACTGGTGCCGGTGGTCAACAAGCCGGAGATTAAAGACACCGTAGGGTTTTATATCAACGAGCTGTATTCCCCGTTTGATGGCTCCAAACTCTCGGTACTGATGGAGCGTTACCTGAAGGCATTGCACAAGCTGAACCAGGGTGATGAGTCCGAGATGATCAGCTTCGTCAACAACACCTGCGGCGAAGCCTACGAATATAAAGACGGCTCACCGGGCGTGGATGAGATCCGCGACCGGCTGGAAGATTACCCGGAACTGGTCGTGCCCTATAACGGCCTGATGCTGACTATCGGTGTTGATGTTCAGGATGATCGATTGGCTATAGTAATTCGCGCTTGGGGTAAGGGTGAGGAGAGCTGGCTGATCTGGTGGGGTGAGATTCTGGCTAAGGCCGGTGTCAGTGATGTAAATGACCCCGTTTGGGATGAGCTGGACCGCATTGTATTTGGTCGCTATCCGCATGTGCGTTTTGGCTCGGTGCCGGTCACTGCCATGCATATCGACTCAGGTGACAACACTGATGCAGTTTATCACTACGTGCGAACCCGTCAGGGGCGGGGCGTAAATGTTCGTGCGATTAAAGGTAGTAATGACCTGGAGCGCGCAATCACAACGCCGCCGAAAAAGATTGATCTGAGCGCCACAACCAAAGCCTCCAAGCTTGGTCTGCAGGTTTGGATTGTCGGTGTAGAAAAAGGTAAAGATCTAGTCTCTGAGAGGCTGAAGCTTACTGGTAGCGGGTCAGGCAGAATGCACGCCTATAAAGATGTTCGCTATGACTACCCTGATCAGTTGTTGGGTGAAAGTAAGATTCCATCCCGCAAACATGGCGGTAAGAAGAAGTGGATCAAAAGGTCGGGTGCTAGGGTAGAGGCCTTGGATTGTGAAAACTACGCCATGCATGGTGCTCGAACAGAGCGTATTCACCTGTGGAGCCCTGAGCGCTGGGATCAGTTTGAAGCAGGGCTGATGCAAACTGACTTGCTCAGCGGTGAAGATGAAGGTGAGTTGATCACTGAAATTCATTGTGAGCGCACGGTAGAGGCTGAGTCGATTGATATCGTGGTTGGGGATGTGGCTGAAACAGTCGAACCCAAACAAACCCAATTCCCACAACCAGAATCTTCTAAACCTAAACCCAAAACCCGCACCTTCAAACCCCAGACCAGTACCCGGCACCAAACGGATCGGCCAAACCCTCCGCCCGCTGCAGCGGGTAAAAGCGTGGCTGACCAACTGGCCGAACTGGGGCGCAGAATGGGCGGTTAACAACAGGAAAGCTGATGGCTACACAAGCGCAGTTAGACGAAGCAAAAGCGGCGTTACATAAAGTCACTACTGGTAAAGGGGTGGCAAGCATCCAAAAGGATGGCCGGAAGGTGGAGTATACCCCGGTCAATGTGAGTGAGCTAAGAAGCTATATTCGAGAGCTGGAATCCGTATTGGCATCCAGCCAACGTCGCCGGGCATTTAGAGTTTTCTGAGGTAGTTATGAACGCACCAATCGCATCGACACAATCACCGCAACTGGTTGGCCTGGATGGTCAGCCCTTGCGGCAGGATATGAGTTATCAGGGTGCCGGTGCCGGTTTTGGTGGTCAGCTGGCCGACTGGTATCCGAGTGTTAAAACAGCGGATGCCGCTCTGTTGCCTAACTTGGGGCTGGGTAATGCCAGAGCTGAGGATGTGGTGCGCAATAACGCCTTTGCCAGCAACGGCGTACAGCTGCACATTGATAATATTGTGGGTGAGCTGTTCCGGCTCAGCTACAAGCCTAATCATCTGGTGCTTGGGATCAGCCAAGAAGATGCCAGAGCGTTTGCCCGTGATGTAGAAGCCGTCTGGCAAGAGGTCGCAGAAGATCCAACTGGTTGCTATCTGGATGCGGAACGCAAGCGCACCTTTACAATGATGATTCGTGAGGGTGTGGGGGTTCATACCAGAGCGGGTGAAGACATGTTTGCGATTGAGTGGATTCCGCGCAATGGCTCTTATATCTCTACCGCCATTAAATCCGTGGCACCGAAACGGGTCAGTAACCCCGGCGGCCTGATGGATGGTAATGGCCTGAAGGCAGGTGTCGTTATTAATCGTCATGGTGCAGCGACTGGCTACCATGTGCGGAGTGGTCAGTCAGATGGTTATGGCCTGGGTCATGGCATGGGTAACGAATGGCGCTATGTCAGTCGTGAAACCCGCCATGGTCGGCCAAAGTTCGTTCATATCTTTGAGCCGTCTGAGGATGGTCAAACCCGTGGTGCTAACCAGTTTCTGACCGTACTGGAACAGATGCATATGCTGCCAAAAGCGCATCATATCCGACTGCAAAATGCAGCGGCCAGTGCCATGTTTGCCGCTACGATTGAGAGTGATATGCCGCCGGATGTGGTATCAGAGATTCTGGGCGGCGGTAATTTATCTAGTCAGAATCTACTGAACCATATGAATACTGTGGATGCGTATCACAGCAACTTAGGGTTGAAATTGAACGGTGTCCGGGTGCCACACTTAATGAATGGTGAGCGCCTAAATGTACAGTCTCCCGGTAATGTCGATAACGGCTATGTGGATTTTGAGGAATCTTTAATGCGTTGGCTGGCGGCGGGCTTGAATTTGCCGGTTGAGACGCTGAGTAAGAATTTCAAACAGATGTCCTTCAGTACGGTTAAGGCGTCGTTGGGTGAGAACTGGCGTTACTTTATGGGGCGTCGCAAGATTATTGCAGAGCGCAAGGCGACCATCATCTTTCGCTGTGTGCTGGAAGAAGTGCTGTTCCGTAATCTGGTTTCTCTGCCTAAAGGTGCAACCCGTGATTTTTATCAGGGGATTAATGCCTGGACTCGCTGCCGCTGGATCGGCACGGGCCGCATTGCCATTGACGGCCTGAAAGAAGTGAAAGAGGCTATTCTCAGGATTGAGGCTGGCCCTAGTACCCATGAGGATGAACTGGCCGTAATGGGTAAGGATTATCAAGAGGTGTTTGATCAGCAAATGCGGGAGATCGCAGAGCGCAAAGAGAAAGGCTTACCGACTGACCTGATTAGTCTGAATGCGGCCAAGATTATGGGTGAAATGCAGTCGGATCAGGAAGCGGCTTAAGTGATGAAATAGCCGGTTAGACAGAGGCTTGTGTCGTTCGCTGTAGTTTTCTGTAGGTTGTTGCGTTACCATCCCGGCTATCATTGTTATTTAGAAACGTTAAGAGGTTTGGTTTCTTAGCGCTTGTGTCTTTAGGTTGGGAGTGAGATATGGCTGTCTTTCTTGTTACATTGGCGGAGCCTCCTGTGGGTAATGCACCTAACATTGAGGATGCGATAAAGAGTAAATATCCTAATGATCACAAGAAGGTTGGTGAGTTAGCATGGCTTGTGAGTGATTCGAAAGCTATTACCCCGCATGATGTTGATATGGTGCTGCTTGGTAGTGGTCAGAATCCCGTGAATATCTATGGTCCTCATATAGTTTCTAGTTTTAGTGGTTACTGGGGGTATCATGATAAAGAGACTTGGGAGTGGCTGAATCATAGGGGGATGTGATGATGCAAGCAGGATCTCAAAACCAGCCGCCTCCATTATCCGGGGTGCCGTCAGGTGGTGCGGATGATAAGCAGAAACTTGACTGGGTTCTTCATGCTTCTTCTGAGCATAGTGATCAGATATCGGACCTTAAAGAAAAAGTTGACTCTGTTGGGACTGATGTAAGTAGTATTCAGTCTGATATTGGTAGAGTGCAATCTGATATCGGTGCTCTGGGTGGGGTGCCAGCTGGTGTAAGTAAAGTTGAAGATAGGCTCAATATTGCGGTTGCTGTTTTGCTTGCGCTTCTTGCTGTCTTTGGCTGGGGTGCATTGCAACTTTATGATCTCAATGCCACGACTCAGGTTGCAGACACAAAGCTTGAAGTGGTTCAAGATAAGCTTGATGACCTGGAAGAATCCAATGAGGATGCTATCAAAGACCTAGAAAAAGAGGTTAAGGCCATTTCTAAAAAGCTAGATGAATCGGATCGGGTTAACAGAGAGCTTCTTGAAAAGATGAATAAGCTTCTCGAAACATCAGAGAAATAAAGCTTTAGTTTTAGGTTTTAAAGCCTGGCCAATTGGTCAGGCTTTTTTGTTCAGGTTTATGAAATAAACAGGGGCGTTATGAGTAAGAGTATTAAGACGGTGAATAAAATTGTCCAAGTAGTCCCGGATAATAAGAAGGCTTACGTAGTGCTTCCTGAAGAAGATGATGACGGGATTGTGCGGCTTAGCAAAGAGCCTGTTATTGCGTGGAGGGTTGTGGATCGGTCAGAGGAAGATACGGATGTCTTTTATGCTGAGCCAGTAGTTTTTAGTAATAACTGGTCTAACGAAGATTGTGCTATTTATTTTGAAGTCAGTAATTCGTGGCATATTTTTGATGGCCCGCATGGCGAAGGGCTTGATTCTTTGCTCGACTACTTCAAAGAAAAAGATAAGTAATCAGGTTGTTTTAAATAAACCCGCTTCGGCGGGTTTTTTTATGCCTGCAGGTTTGTGTGCAGCCTAGGGTAGCTCCCGAAAGGTCAGTGCTCGGTGTTTTCCATTGGCCCGGCTGCACCTTTTGTCAAAGCTGTGTACCCAGGTTGGGTACATAGCTCGGCTCAAATTGCGGCAGCCTAGGGTTTTCCCTAGTTGATATAAGGTTTCCATAAAGACAGACTTCAAAGTTTGCTCATAGAACTGAAAGGATGTTTTTGTCATGGAGATAGTGGTTTTAATCACGGGTCTAGTGCTCTCTATTATTAATGTTGTTTTAATTGTTCGAACAACAAATAAACGCGAAGATATTATTAATAGGGCTGAGGCTCGTGTTGCAGGGCTTATAGGTGAGGCCCAAAAGAAAGCTGAAGAAATTGTTTCTGCCAGCAGAAAAGAGGCGGTAAAGGTAGATCTAGATGCTCAGAAAAAGGTTGGTCAATGCGAGGATAGGGTTAGGCGGCTTGAAAGCACGGATAAAGAGATAGCAGCTCGACTAAGGGAATCCAGATTATTGATTGATGAGATCACTGATAGAAGCAGTGCTATAGCTGCGGATGTTGATCTAATCAATGAAGAGGATTTGCTATCAAGTCAGACCTATCAAGAGGATCGTAAACAGGTCAAAGCTGAGCTTAAAAAGCTGGCTATCAATGCTATTGATGGTATTAGAATTGGTGGCTCAGATGTCAATATAGGTAAGTTTGTTGCTATCTCTACTAAGGCTGATATGGCCGGTGCTCTGCTGTTAACTACCGTTGAAATGCTGTGCTCTAAAACAACGGCTAATAATGGTCATCAGTCATTAGAGAAATTGACAGAATCAATTGTAGCGACAGAGGCGTTAATTAAATGTCTGGATAGTAGAGCGTTTATTAAGCCTTTGTTTATAGAGTTGTTAGTAAAGCGTTTAGAAATTGAGATTAATTTCAAAAAGGCTAGGCAGCTTGCTAAAGAGCAGCAAAGAGAACTACGCGAACAAGAACGGGAAGAGAAGAAAGCACGGCAGGAAGCTGAGCGTATTCAGAAAGAGGCTGAGAAAGAAGAGAAAATCAAGCAAGAAGCCATTGCTGAAATGGAAAGGAAAATGGCTGAGCAATCAGAGGCTGATAGAGCTGGATTTGAAGAAGAGCTTTTGAGGCTGAAGGCTGAGCTTGAAGAGGCTCATCAGCGATTTGAGCGGGCTAAGAGTCGTGCGCAGGAAACAAGGCAGGGTCATGTTTATGTGATCTCCAATATCGGTAGTTTTGGTGAGGATGTATTAAAAATCGGTATGACTCGCCGCATGGAGCCTATGGATAGGGTGAGAGAGTTGGGTGATGCGGGTGTGCCTTTTACCTTTGATGTGCATGCGTTGATTGAGTCTGATGATGCGCCTGAGTTGGAGTCTTCTCTGCATAAAGTGTTTGATGATCGCCGGGTGAATAAGGTGAATCGTCGCAAAGAATACTTTAATGTCACGATTGATGAGATTGAGCAAAAGCTGGAAGAGCTGGGTATCAATGCTCTGATTAATAAAGTGGCGAGTGCGGATGAGTATTATCAGTCTATTAAATTGTCACAGCGGTTAAATAAAGATGAACCTGTCGAAGTACTAGTTTAGTTCTTGACATTGCTTATGCCTCAGCCCTAGTATTTGGGCTGAGGCGTCGAAACCTCTTTTCACAGACGGTCAACAACCCCGTAAGCGTTGTTTTTTTGTGCCTGAAATTTGGCATTTTCCTTGCCCGAGTTGCGCTCGTAATGCGCCATTCTGGTCGGGAGGGCGACGAATAAAATACCTGTAAGGGGAATAAGTCCGCGGTCTCTGTGAACCGTTTCGAACCTCCTGGCACCCACGTCGAAATGGGTTTTAACGAAAAAATCACAGGAGCCTAGTTATGGCTATTCAAATCTCTACTGTAGACTTTCACGGTCAACCTCTTTCCGTAATACCTAAAAATAATCAATTGTATGTTGCCATGAAACCAATATGTGAAAACATCGGGCTTCAGTGGCGAGCACAGAATCAGCGAATTCAGCGTGACGAAGTGCTGAGTTCAACTGCGTGTATGATGCACGCAGTTGCTGAAGATGGTAAAAACCGCCAGCTACTTTGCTTACCTGTTGAGTATTTGAACGGTTGGTTATTTGGCGTAGACGAAAAGAGAGTTAAGCCGGAAATCAAACAGCGCCTGATTCAGTACAAAAAAGAATGCTACAAGGTTTTGTCGGATTACTGGCAGAACGGCGGTGCTGTAAATCCTCGTTGTCAGCCCAAACAGCAGGTATTTGGTTATGAATCCCCGCTGGAGATCAACATCCCTGTAGAGTACCTGGGGCGTCGCTGTTTGACAGTGGGTGATATTGAGCGGATTCATAGTCGTCCGGGTTATGTGATGGATAAGTTCCGTCAGTTGTTGGGTCAAGGTCATTTTGAGTATGGTCGGCATTATTTTCTGTTGTCGATCCGGGCGGATGGTATGGATCGCATTGGTGTGGCGGATGGCCCAGCTGAATATGTGCTGACTGTGACGGGTTATCAGATGCTGATGGCCGGTGTTGATATGGCGTTGGTAGAGCGGGTGATTGCGGAATATTTCTCTGTCGGTGCGCTGGAGTCTACCGAGCCTGCAGAGATCGCCTATTATGCTGAGGCGTTCCGGCTGCTGCAGGTGTGGCAGCAAATCCAGCAGATTGAGGACGGTGCAGAGCGTGTAGTCCAGATTTTAGACTGGGAGGGGCAGGTAAATGGTCATCTCAGTGCTGGTGTTCAAGGTGGTCGTTTTGCTCGACAGGCTGAGGCAGACGCTTTGTTAGTACGGTTTGTCAGGTTGCTGGCAGGTGGTACAGGATCGCCGCAAGAGAATGTAAGGCAGATGGGCGATTTTCAAATGAAGGCGCTGTCTTGGTCAGAGCGGCATAGGCTGCTGCATTAATCGTTAATGGTTTCTCGAAACCCGGTCATTTGGCCGGGTTTTTTTATGGGTGAAATTCAGGGTGATGATATGAGTGGTTTACCTCATCTTTCAGCAAAGGTGTTTAACCGGCCTCTGCTGGTTGAGCCGGGTTATGCGCGGGTGTTCTTTAGTGCGCTGGCGGATCGGTTTGGTATCTCGCGTCTGGTTGATGTCGAAGGTGAGGTGCTGGCCGGTCATAAGCTGCAGGAGCCTGCAAAGGGGTTTCGGGCTGAGCATGATGGGGTGGAGTGCGACAGGCGCCCTTATTTTGTTCATGGCGGTGTAGCGGTTGTTCCTGTGACGGGTTCATTGCGGCATCGATACGGCCATATTCAGCCATACAGTGGTAGCACGGGTTATGACGGCATCATTGCGAATATGGCTCAGGCTTGTGCAGACGCTGGGGTTAAGGGGGTGATGTTTGATAATCACACGCCTGGCGGGGAGGTGTCCGGCTGTTTTGATACGGTGCAAACCTTGCGCAAGATGGCGGATGCAGCGGGCAAGCCGTTGTGGTCACTCTGCAATGATATGAATTGTTCTGCAGGCCAAGCGCTGGCAAGTGCGGCTCATCGGCGTTTGATTACTCAAACAGGTATCGCGGGTTCGGTGGGTGTGGTGATGGCTCATGTCAGTCGGGCTAGGCAGATGGAAGAGAATGGGGTCGAAGTCACGCTGATTCACTCCGGGGCATGCAAGGTTGAGGGTAATCCTTATCAGGCGTTACCGGATGAGGTGCGGGATAAGTTCCAGATGTCTACCGATAAGCTGCGTCAGCAGTTTGCGCAAATTGTCGCGGATCACACGGGTATGTCTGTAGAGGCAGTGCTGGCGACTGAGGCGGGTGTCTATACCGGCCAAGAGGCGGTGGATATTGGTTTTGCAGATGAGTTAATCAACGGTCATGAGGCCGTGCAGTATTTTTCAGAATACCTGTCCAGTCAGGGCAGGGTTATCACATTGGGATCAACAACAGGTAGTGCTATGTCTGATCAAAACAATCCTGCTGCAGCGGCTGCAGGAACACAACAGCAGTTAAAGGCGGATCAATCCGGTACGACGCAGGTAGCGGAACAGCCGCCTGTTAATTCAGAAGCACAGCAACCGGCTCCTACTCCTGCCGCTCAACAGGCTGCAGCGGCTTCTGTTGATACGGGTGCGGCTGATGCCGCTGCAGCGATGCAGGACCGTATTGGTGGCATCTTGCAGGCTGAAGAAGCTAAGGGTTGTGAGGCTACGGCCAACTATTTGGCATTCAACACCAATCTGACGAAAGAGGAAGCGATTGGTGTGATGGCGACTATTCCGGCGGCTCCGGCATCGAATCAGATGAATACCGCGCTGGATAAGCTGATGGCTAATGAGCAGCAGCCAGATATTGATGCGGATGCGGGTGATGCTCCGGCAGGCAATGCCCTGCTGGCATCTTATGAAAAAGCGACGGGTGATAAGGGGTAATTATGATAGAGCAGTACATTCCAGAAACCTGGGTAACAGGCTCGGAACCTCTGGTGACGGTTGAGGGTAAATTAGCCGCTGGTCTGACGGTGGCGAAATATACGCCGCTGGGTTTGAAGAAATCAACGGGGGAGTTCCATATCTGGGACCCTGCGGCCACGGATGGTACTGAAGTGGCGGTGCGCCTGGCACCTGCGGTGCTGGATAGTACCGGCGGTGCGGTCAGTGTTCAGTTGATCAAAGCAGGCACCTTTAACCCTGATCTGGTGGCCTGGCCGGGGGCGGCAACGGATGTGCAGAAGGCTTGTGCTTTTGTGGGTACGCCGATTGGTCTGCAGTTACCGGGTTAGTCCTGTTTTGCAGGTTTGAACGGGTCGCGTAAGCGGCTTTTTTTGTTTATAGGGTAAAAGAAAATGGCATTGGATACCTACGGCACAGCGGACCTGATGGGTGTTGTGCAGAAAAAATCTAAATTCACGGCGCTGTATCTGGCGTTGTTTTATCCCAATGTGTACACCTCGAATTCAGAAGATATCTATCTGGATGAAGTGGATGACGAAGTGGATATTGCGGTAACCGTCTCCCCGGTGGTG